AATGCGATATCATTCGCATCAATCCTGGGTTCTCCCCGATATGTCAGATCGTATTCTCTATCGGAACGGAGATAGTCTCCGATCCACTCTGCCAAATCAGCGGCCAGAGCACTGCTTGATACCAGTGGATTTTCCCACATCTCAACTGTACCGGATACGTTTAATTCTTTTCTCGTGACCGTCTGTGTCGTGCTGAATTCAGATCCAGTCACAACAACCTCTGTTCCGGATGCAGCTTCAACTGTCACATAATACGCACTACTATCAATGATCGGGATCGAAACACCGTCCGCTGTCTCCGCTGCATACCCATGTGATGGTGCATTCAAATAAAATGTATGTCTGCTTTCGCCATCCGGAACTATTTCTTTTGCCAGCTGACGTAATTCTGTTCCTTCCGTGTAAATCGTTCTGATCACCTGCAGTTCTTTCACTTTAGACAGCTGCGTTCCTTTTGGGGTTTTGGTCAGCTCTGCACCATATGAAAGTTCATAATCAGTGCTGTCTCCAAAAGTGACTCTCTGAAGCGAAACTCTTGCCTGGGGAGCTCCTTCCAAAAACTCCATTTCAAGGCGATTCATCTCTGGGAATTCATGACTGAGCGCAAAAACATCTGAGCTGATATTTGTTACAAAGTCTTCCTGCAGCTCACCGCCCAGGTAGCTGTGAAATATCATTTTCAGCGGATGGTTGCGACCAAATTCTAATGTGATTCCAAAGCATTTATAGGATGATTCCATATCAATCCACACCTTGGGAGGCTCTTCATATATTCCACCCTCGTCTGACACGCAATCAGACACATATCCGACTTCCAGAAAATCTCCGGACCTCGGAAGGAAAAACTGAGTCGCTGATACATCTGTATGATCTTTTTCTGTCGTCGCATATACCTGCTTATCGGTCTTCTCGAGTATAGATGCCACTCTCGAAAAATAAGTCTCATCGGAAGAACCTGCCTCCATATCTGGGATAAAACTAGATTTCATGACAATATTTCCGCTTCGGTTTTGATATAAGATGCACCTTCCGGCATTCGCAATCAACTGCAGTGCTTCCCGATGCGAGACTACCGGCATCGGGTTATACACTTTTACATTCTTCAGATAATCGTCCAGCCAGTATTCTCTTGAATCAACTCCTGCATCATTCAAAACATCCACCGCCAGGTCGTAAAGACTGATTCCCTCCGAACTGTACTTTCCCCGTCTATAGAGTTCTCCCAGATCCTCAAATCTATCAGAGGCTGAGAAACTCATTTCGTCATCATCCGCTGACCACTCACGCAAAAACGCCCTGGCTCCCGGAATCCATTCAATTCTTTTATCGTCTAATTCCTGGCCATACAGTATTTCCACTGCCTGCCCAGGTTCCAAAAAGTTCAGTGTACTCTCTGCGTTTTCCACATCATAGGCCCGGTCCTTGTTCTCAATCGTAAGCTGAAAATCTAACGTAGGAAGTTCTTCTGATATAG